CTGAACCTACCTTTGGCTTCTATGTAGATAGTGTTCTTGCCATCGTGGTAGATAAAGTCAGGGAGGTAGGTCTTGTACTGGACGTACTTAACAGTGTCGGAGTGACACTTACAGCCTTTGAGCTGCTTGTGGTGGAGGTCATATTCGAACCAGCTATCGTAACCTTTGGGTGGTCTGCCAGTTCGCTTCTTCTTTTTATTGGGCTGCTTCATTCGGTGGAGTCCATATCTCTTCCGGCTTGCGCCTGAGCCATAGCAGTCTCGCGTTCTCAATCACACGCTCCTCAGACTCGTGGAGTTCAACACACTTATCATACATCTCCTGTTCGGTTAATCCTTCCAGTAGCTTCAGAGACTTCTTATCGCCTATGCCGTTGATACCCATGATGTTATCTATCCTATCACCCATGAGTATCTGCCTGTAGAAGAACAGTAGTCCTTCCTCTGGTGTTACATAATACTTTTGTTTCTTGACGAAGTTGTAGTGCCAACCAGGAACTTGGTCGAAGTCTTTGTCTACGCTACAGATAATGCAGTCATCGCCTAGCTCACTAGCTTTAATAGCGATGGCATCGTCAGCTTCTTCGCCCTCTGATACGATAGCACCCCACTCTCCCTCAAGAGCTGCCCTGATGAAGTCGATTTGCTTTGGCTTTTCCTTAGGGCGGTTGCCCTTGTAAGGAGCTGTGGTGGCTATGTCGTTACGGTAGTTGGTTCGCCCTGTGAGATAGAGCTGGAAGTCTTCAAAGTCGGAGGAGAGTGCTATGATAGTGCAGACATAGCTATGTAGTACATCGAGCAAATACTCTGCTGATTTATTTTCTTCTTTTTCCGCAGCGTATCCTATTCGATAGCATATTATATCTGCATCTATAAGTATCATAACCTCTCCTCCTTAGCTTTGAACTATAGAGCTACTTCTTCAAGCTCCATAGCTGTGGCTGGGCCTTTGTCTCCTGACTCTCCTGAAGACTCATAAGGAATCAGGTCAGTGATGAAGAACTTAAGCATCTTAGGTGACCTGCCTTTGTTGTTTCTCCAGTCGTAGTAGGTAATCATAGCCCTAGCTTTAGAGCCATTACCTACCTTGAGACCATCGTCCTGGTATATCTCATCTATCTTATCACCTGCTGAGTTAAACGCGATGAGAGGATAGTCAGACTTACAGGTAATAAACTTACCTTTCTCTGGCTGCTTATCGTTATCATTGACGTTCAAGCCTACGCTCTTGAGCTTCTCACAAGCAGCGTCTGACAGGTTACACAAGTCCACTGAATACTTATCGTTCATATTCTTGTGGTTTAAGAATGCCCAGTAGATGTCGGCATTTAGAACTATATTGTCCATATTGGTTTCCTCGTTTGTAGTACTACAGTATGTATGGTAAGTCCATAGGTAGGCTTTGTCAATGGGTGTCTGCCCATGTCTTGCCTATCTTGAACTCTCCATCTAAAGGGCAGTTAAGCCCTAAAGTCTTTCCAGCTTCCCTGATAGCGTAGACTGCTTGGTATCCTACAGCCTCTCCTGCCCACTCAGGAACCTCTATCTGCCACTCATCATGTACGTTAGCAACGAACTTGTAAGGTAGCTTGTGTGTCTGTAACGCCCTGTCCAGGATAACCAGAGCTTCTTTCATAACGATAGCTCCTGCTCCCTGTAGCAGAGTGTTGAGGCTAGAGTGCTTAGACCTTACAGTCAGCTTCCTGCCATCTAGCCCGTCTAATAGTTTAGTCTCAGCCTTTGCCTCTATCCTCTGGCGTAGCTTACGCAAAGCTGGAGTGTTCTCTAAGAACTCTTCAATCAGCTCAGTGCCTAGCTGATGTGAGCCTCCTACTATCTGTCCTATCTTGGTTGGCCCTGCCCCGTAGAGGAAGGCATAGATAAACGTCTTAGCCTGGTCTCTGGTAGTTAGTCCTGCTGCCTTCTGATTAGCTGTGTGTATGTCACCAGACAGAACTTCGTAAGTATATTCATCATCGTCCATGTAGTGAGCAAGCATCCTAAGCTCTAGCCCACTAGCATCAGCACCTACCAGCACGTTACCTTCGTCTACAGTCCAGCACTCTCTGCACTCTCTACCGAAGGGAACATTGACAGCAGGGACTTGAGCCATGTTCGGACTGCTATGAGTCATGCGCCCAGTAACTGTACCATTAGTCCTGACCCTGCCATGTACTCTGCCTTCTCTAGTAACTACCTTCATCCAAGACTCTACCTGAGACTGCCTCTTCTGTAGCAACAGGTAGCGATTAATCATGTTGCTCTCTGGTGTGTTGACCTCAGCTAAGACTTTCTCGTTGATGATGAGCTGACCCTTCTCAGTCTTTGCCTTCAGCTTAACACCTTTGCTCTGTAGCCTCTTAGCTATCTGCTGACGAGAGCCTATGTTGAACTCTTCAATGTGGTCTTTAAGTTTCTTCCCTGTCTTCTCACTGGTTCTTGGTGTGATGATAGGAGGGAATATCTTACGTAGCTTCTCTGTGATGTCCTTCATCTCCATCGTCACAGTTACGATGATGTCGTTAGCTTTGTCTACGTCTAGCTTGAATCCATTAACTTCCTGCTGCTTGAGGATGTAGGCTACATCATGCTCTAAGTCGATAGACTGCTGACTGAACTTCTTGAGAGATAGCTTCAGTCTTTCGTGTAGCTTAGCTGTAAGAGCTACGTCTTGGATACAGTAACGTACCATCTCATCGCTGAGTCCAGCATCGTAGTCATGGAAGTCTATCTTAGGAAAGTTTAGCCTAGCACCCCAGCAGTCTAGGCTATGCTGTCTCTCATCTGCATGAGCTAACCTGGACAGTATCAGGGTGTCTGTAATCTTATCTCTAGGTATCGTGATGTCCCAGACTTTCTCTAGCACAGGAGCATCAAAGCCTATGATGTTGTGGCCTACTACCTCATCAGCTAAGTCGATAGCTTCTTGTAGTCCGTGACTCTCAGTAAAGACAGTAGAGTCATCGTCTTGTTGTGTGACACAGCACCAGATAGTATCGTGAGCTAAGTTAGTCTCGATGTCTAGGTACAGTGTGCTATGACTCCCAGTCATTCCTTATCTCCTCCTCGTCTGCTGCCTCCCGTAAGTCTTCTCGGTCGATAGCGGGTACGTCATCTACGATATAGCTATAGCATTCGTTACATAAATCTAAATATTCTAGTGACTCAGCAGACTTCCTTGTCGCTTCATAGTCCGTTAGTATTTTGTCACAAGCAGTACATCTCAAAGTTCTTTACCGCACCTAGCACAGATGAACTCATCCTCCGGTGTGTACATCAGGTTCATGTTATCGTGAAGCCCTAAAAGGCACTTAAGTTTTCCCCATAGCTTTAGCATTGTACTCCTCCTTCCTCTAGTATTTCATCAATGTCGTGCTTACGTAGAAAGATAGGTGTTGTACTTCCTACCCAAGAACCTAGCACATTAAACTCAAAATACTCTATAGCTTCTTCGTCTGTCATGCCTTGTTCCATAAGTATATCTATACACCTATCAGTGTCGTAGACAGCTACGTCTTCGGAGCAGCTTCTACTTCCTGTCCCTATGAAGGCTTTATTAAACCCGTCTGCTATCAGCATTGTCTACCTCCTTTATTTCACTCATCCTACCCGTAACAGAGTCGTAGTGTAAATTACAACACGGCCCTGTCAAGCCACTAAATCTATTCTTGAGGACTCTGAGCTTCGTAGTGTTACGCTCGAACACATCTTCAGCCTGAGCATTCCTCTCCAGTCCAAGCACAATATCACTGAGCTGTGCTATAGCACCTGAGCCTCTGAGCTGTGACAGACTGACCACTGCACCTTCCTCGTGTCCTTTGCTGTCTGGTCTCTTGAGGTGACTGACAGCGAACACGGCACAGCCTGTCTCTTCCACTAGCATTCTGAGTTTAGTCATCACCTCGTCCAAAGCCTTACGCTCATCACCATGCCCCTGGCTAGAGACAATCATTGTGATGTGGTCGAGGATTATGTACTTGCACTCCAGAGCCTTAGCCATGTGGCGTATCCTAGCCATGACGTTATCGACTCCCAAGCTACCCCAGTGGTCAAAGAAGTGGAAGCGTCCACTGGACATCGTAGCATCGAATGCTTCCTTCCTCTCCTGCTTCGTAGCCTTGATGTCAGGCAGATGCAGAGGCTTGTTAGCTGACAGAGACATGATGGACTCTACTGTCTTACGAGTAGATTCCTCAAGCATGAGCATACCTATATTGTCCTCTGTGTTCTTCATAATGTGGTAGGTAATCTCACGAAGGAACTGTGACTTACCTAGTCCACTACCTGCTGTGATGGTGACTAGCTCACTGAGCCTAATGCCATAGGTCAGGTCGTTGAGTGCCTCGTAGGGATACTGTAGCTCTGCACCTTTGAGAGGCTTGGATACTTCTGACCAGAGAGAAGCTCCGTTGATGATGCCGTCAGGCACGTACTTCTCTGCGCCCCACCAGACAGTCTCGAACTCCTGCTTCTTGTTAGCTGAGAGATAATCGCAAGCGTCCTTCATACCCTTGAGATGCTTGACTACCTTAGCCTTCCCTCCGAACAGCTCCGCTACTTCCTTGGATGCCTTCTGTCCTGGCTCGTCACTGTCAAAGCAGATGATGATACCGTCAAAGCTATCGAGGTATTCGTAGTTATTCTTGCAGTCTCTCAAAGCACCCGAAGCTCCTGAGCGTATCGACACAACAGGCCACTTGCTACCTGTTAGCTGATACACAGCACACGCATCGAACTCTCCCTCTGTGATAGTGATGTACTTGGAACTCCCTGCTCCAAAGAGATGCTGTCCAAAGAGCAGAGTCTTCTGGAAGTCTCCTGCTGTATGGAACTTCTTGTCAGGGTGTCTGACCTTTGCAGCTATGGGAGTGATGTCTGAGTCCTCACCGTAATACGCAAAGTAAACCTTCCCTGGCGTTGACATAACACCAAAGGTCTTGGCTGTTGCTACTGTGATGTTCCTCTCTGCTATGCCTGAGTAATCACCAGTGGTGAGGATATTCTGAATGTCAGTGAAAGGTTGCTTCGGTATCCCTTCCTCCGTTGATGGAGGCACGAATACTGGAGGGCTATCCTCTGACTTGAAGTGCGTGTTACATGAGAAACAGAAAGCTCCTCCGTCATCATAGTACGTCTTCGCATCTGAGGAGCCACACGATTCACATGGCTGATGTGTTTCCCTATAGTTACTTGGCATTTCTAGTCCTCAGTTCATAGGTTTCTCTAGTGATTTGACTAATAGCAAAGGGTTTCTTCTTAGCCAATAGTTCAGCTCTTCTGAGTGCCTCGTGATAATCACAGTCCTTACAGTAGACTTTATGTCCACCTGCATACACTTCCCAGTCTAGTTTCTCTCTTCCGTATCTCATATATCCTCCGCGTATCCGCTTACGTATCTAATCCACTCAGCTTTCTCAAGCACAAGCTGGCACAAGTCTACCTTATTTACATCATAGAGAGTAGTAGCCTCGTCTATCGTAGCCACTGCATTGTTTACATCTTCACTAGCTCTATGCAGTCTAGCCAAGTATTCCCCTAAGGGTCTCTCGTACAGTCTTTCAATCATTGACTTTCCTCCATTATTATGTTACCCTTAGAACTATATAGTTTATTTTAGATTTTATTAGTAGTAATAGCAGTCTGAGATGAGCTAAAGCTAACTCCATAGTATCTCTGTATTGGTCGATATAAGACGATTTAAGAGACACTTTAGCTACCCTATACCCTACCATTACTTTCTCTCTAACGGCCTCAGAGGAGTCACTGAGCGACATACAGGGGTAGTATAACGTAGCACTTTAAAGCTCCCCATATCTGTCAGCCCTTCGAACTTCTCATCTAGCTCAGTACGAGTTAAACCCCTGAAAATCATACGGGTATTATGGACTTCTATTTCCCAATCTGCTATTAGATTCTCTTTAACTTTCATGATGCTCTCCTATAATATTGGAACTGGCGGTAAGACCTCTCGCCAGTCTTTTCAATGAGGCCTTGCTTCTCGAACGCGCGAAAGTAGCGTCTTACAGTTTTCAAAAGAGCCTCTACCTGGAAATCATGTTCACGAGGCCTGGTATTTTGAAGCACAAAGCTACTCGCATGAATCCTATTAAAATCTTCATCTACTTCACTGATAAATTGCAGGAGCTTTTCTTTGATTTCTCCATGCGTTCTGAGGCGCATGATTGTTGCCATAGCCTCCGACTCTTCAAGCTCTTTGATGTTCATGTCTTGCCCTCCTGTTTGTCTTTGTAATTGTGATAGGCACGTATCGAAGCCTCCACCTTTTGATGCTCACTGTATCTATTCCAATTAACAACGTCATCAAAGGAGCGATAGCAGCCTACACAGACCTCATCTCCCAGAGTAGTAGCGGAGCAGTAGCCTATACAGGGTGACTTCACCTTCAAGGGCTTAGACTTTTCTTCAAGACCTATTTCGATTCTCATTCTTTGTTCTCCTTCTTCTCAGGGATAGAGATTGAAGCGATACGAGCCATAGTCTCATCTATCAGTTTGATTATCTCATGGCGCGGGGTAGTCATCTCTGCCTCCTCGATAGCATCGCTTATCTCTGCAATCAAGGTATTTAGGATAGGGTCACTTATCATCTTTCTTTTCCTCCGTCTTTCTCTCTTTCGGTTTACGTTTCATCTCCTTCATGTACTCATGGTGAGCTGCCCAGGCCGAAGCCTTCACCAGATTAATAGGAGCTATCTTATTGATTTTACTCATCATTCCTCCTCACATAGTTTATTAGTTATACAATAGTACCAATAGCTTCATCAAAAGTACAACACTGGGGAAAGCTAAAAGCCCTACCGCTATACCTAAGATTATTGAACACGCTGTGTTGATGTCATTCTGTCTCTGCTTATTCACGGTCATGCCTCTCCAGTGGGTAAAAAATAACTCGAACTGCATCGTAATCATCTAAATCTATCCAGTATCTACATGGGCTAGTGTTTAGCCATTCATAGAAATCCTCGAAGTCTCTTTCTCTCTGTATTTCATTCTCGTGATTACTCATCTCATTCCTCCTCATTCAGGTTTTATGCGGGTTTCAGCTATAAATTGACACTAAAATTACTTAGTTAAGTGCCACTTTTCTAGTCGTTTTGTCAGGTTTTATGCGGGTTTCAGCTATAAATTGACACTAAAATTACTTAGTCCTATTAGTTCTCTTCGTTAAAAGTACAATGCTCTAGGTCTGCTTTGCTAGCTTCATAGTTTTGACGTTCTAGGTTACGTTCTAGCTCAGTCCCATGAGTCTCCTCATAGTCTCGCTCTAGCTCTGCAATATCTACAGGGTCTCTTCCTGTCATTGTTATATCTCCTCAGTCTAGTGGGATGCTTACGCCTAGTTTCTTTTCAAGTGAATAGCCCGCCTTTGTGTAACGTGCCCGCACTAGCCTGTCTTCGCATTCATCCATGTAGCCAAAGAAAGTGCTTCCATAACAGCAGTCCCAGATTATTTGCGCTGTTAGGTTATCATCCATGTCTACCTCGTCCTCTGGAGTATAGTCAAAAAGCTGACGGCAACGCCTGTAAAGTTCTTTCTCTGTCTCTGTGATAGGGCATGGGTCAGTCCCAGAAAAGGCTTCCCAGATACAGTCAGCTACTCCCAGCCTGTGTTTAATTATATCCCACTCAGTCTTTGTAAATTTCATTGTTATATTTCCTCCCTCTCTAGCTCGAATGTATAGCCTAGCTCTTTTGCTATGCGTACCGCCTCATCAGTTAATGTTTTAGTCCCTGCTAGACGTGCGAGTAGCTTTGAAGTCTCACATACTGGCACTATGCGCACATTGCCCCAGGCACTTTCTTTTCTTACAGTTAGTTTGTTTTCCATTGTATTAGTTTCTCCTCAGTTATTTATTTAATATGTAGAGAGATACAGCCAGGATTCTGCCATTCCCAGAACATACCGTGCTTTTCCGCGAACTCTTTAAGGTCAGGGTGAATCCACGGATAACCGCCCAAGAACTCACCGTAATAGTCAGCAAGGCATTTACCATCTTCTGCGCTGACTAAAACTTTCCCGTCTCCTTCTATGACAGTTGGCGTACAGATACCTTCAACCCAGTCAATTTCTAGTGCTTGTAGTTTATTGATAATTTTTCTGTTAATCATTAGTTTTATCTCCTCAGTTATTTATAAAACGATTTCATTGATTTCAGTAGAGCAATACTTGCCTTTTATAATATCGTCCGTGGGTTTTCCGTCTTGAAAAAGACGCTCCACGACATAGGTATCGACTTCATGACACGTTGTCCTGTCGTGCAATGCACGGGCTTTCCTGCGCCTTTCGAGCTTTGTCGCATCGTGCCTAACCCTTCCGTGCGCCAGTATTTTTCCGGTATCTTTTTCTCTGATTTCAATCCGTAAAGTTTTCATTGTGTTATCTCCTCTATTTAAATTCATGGTCTTTATACACTACTATTTCATAATACTCTTTAAGATGCTCTATACATTTAGCCAGGCCACCGCCATGTCCTAGTATATAGAGGCAATCCTGGTCATCATCAGTATAGCTCCACTCACCATCGTTTAAGTATAGATACGCTTTCATTGTGCTATCTCCTCTATTTTCATTAATTGATACTCTGCTATTGTTAAAAATCATAGGCCAGTGTTGCTACATAGTCACCATTAGGTAGAGTACCGAAACCACTTACAATACTTCTCCAGTCTCTCTCTTTTATGTACTGCTCAGCGAGCTGTATCGCTTGCTCATCAGTGTTTAGTCCATAGTCTCTCGGTACTGTTAGAGTACCTGCCTCTGTCCAGGCTTTCAATCGCACACCTTTGGTATTGGTTGCGCCTAAGTATTTGATTTGTATTGCTTTCATTAGTTTATCTCCTCTGTTATTGGTACTACTTCGTATACCGCTTTTATGTTTCTTCTACTTCCTTTTGAATGGTCTACGACCTGTCCTTTCCTAATAGTGCAGACGTGCTCTCGAACATAAACAAGGAATACCTTATCTTTATTCTCTGGTCTGTTTGCCCATCGCTCCATAGTAATCATGGTTGAAGCCTTGTAATCGAATATGCGATTTAACGTAAAGCCTAACTCGCTGAATACTGCATCATGAGTCCTTGCAAAAGGAACTCCACGATTCCGCTTCCTGTTTGACAGCTTAGCCAGTACGCGCCTTGCTTTGCTGAATCTAACATTACAGGCAATCGCTGTCGCCACTACTGTACAGCAATTATCTTCCCGTTCGTGCGTTATAGCACGCACTGCGTCTTGCCATGTTGAATACATAATTATTTCCTCCTATTTGATATGCTTTATTGTGAACACTTTACGGGGTTATTACACAATTAATGATTGCCCAAGTGTTCACTGTAAAACATACCAGCAAAAGTTTATTACACAATTAATGATTGCTTTCGCTGTAATCTTCCTGATTATAATTGAGCTAGTATCTATGCGCTTATCCGTCACAGTGTCCAAGGCCACTAGGCATCACGCTTCCGGCTATTCTCAATGCTTGCCCCTCGTGTCTCTTGAAGTGTCTATCGGTACTCGTTTCCCCTTCAATCAGCCTTGGCTGTATCCGGTAGAGATAGACTACGTTTTTTCCTTCAAGTCTTAACTGGTTAAAGCTCTATACGTCCTGTGTATGGTTGTCACTATACGCTACCTGTATAACGATTCAATACTTTTTTCATGGTTTAAATCTATGGATAAAATACAGTCAATAGGTTTTATCTATATCAAGTCTTGCTTCTATCTATAGCAAATAAGCTCT